GGTATACTATTGCAGCCAATTATGGAACAGCTATTTTCCAAGGTGACTTGGTAGTTCCAGTAGCAGCAGGGAATATCGAAAGATATGACGTAACTGCTAGTAGTGGAGCTGTTAAACCGATTGGTGTTTTCAATGGTGTATTTTACACTGATCCAACTACGAAGAAGCCAACATTTAGCAATCATTATCCTGGTAGTATTAATGCTAGTGATATCGTTGCAAATGTAATTGATGACCCTAATACGTTGTTTTTAGTTGATTCAGACGATGCTTTTACAAGAGCAGGTCTGTTTACAGGTTATAAAACTACAAACGTAACAGGAAACACAGTAACCGGCATATCAAAAGTACAACTTGATACAAGTACAGCAGACTCTACGAATGCTATACCTCTTCAAGCTGTTGATATATGTCAAGATGTTAACAATGAGGACACATCATCTGCTAACGCAAATGTTGTTGTTCGTATTCAGAACCACTTTCTGAATCCACCGGCAGCTGCTGGTGATACAGGAGTATAGGGAGATAAAATATGGCTATTTCAAGATCACAATTGGTCAAAGAGTTAGAACCAGGTTTAAACGCTCTCTTTGGCTTAGAATACAATAGATACGAAAATGAACACGCAGAAATTTTCGCTGCAGAAGCATCTGATAGAGCTTTTGAAGAAGAAGTAATGCTAACAGGTTTCGGGTCTGCACCAGTTAAAGAAGAAGGTAGTGCGGTCACTTTTGATCAAGCAACTGAATCTTTTACTGCAAGGTATACTCACGAAACTATTGCAATGGCATTTGCTATCACTGAAGAAGCAATTGAAGATAATCTTTATGATAGACTTGCCGCTCGTTATACAAGAGCTCTTGCAAGATCAATGGCGAATACTAAACAAGTAAAAGCTGCTAATGTTCTTAATAACGCATTTGATTCCAATTTTGCTGGCGGTGATGGTAAGGAGCTTTGTGCTACTGACCACCCACTTGCTACAAACGGAACATTTGCAAATGAGCTGTCAACAGCAGCCGACCTTTCAGAAACATCTATAGAGCAATCTTTGATTGATATTTCTGCATTTGTTGATGAGAGAGGTCTAAAAATTGCTATGCAGGGAGTAAAACTTATTATTCCAAAAGAACTTCAGTTCACTGCAGAGAGAATTTTGAGATCACCTCAAAGAGTTGGTACTGCTGATAATGATATTAATGCTATGGCTTCTATGGGTATGATGCCTCAGGGTTATAGAATTAATCATTATCTAACAGATACTGATGCTTTCTTCATTATGACAGATGCTCCTAACGGAATGAAAATGTTCGTTAGAAGTCCAATCAAAACTGCTATCGAAGGTGACTTTGATACAGGTAACGTAAGATTTAAAGCAAGAGAAAGATATTCTTTTGGATTCTCTGATCCAAGAGGTATTTTCGGGTCTCCAGGGGCAGCTTAAATCATTCCTTTCGTTAAAGTAAAAGAGGGGGACTTACGAGTCCCCTTTTTTTATTGTATAATTTAATTCCAAGTAAATATTAACAAGGTATAGACTGACTTGGCAGACACCCTAGAGGACTATATCTATTAACTAGGAAAACAAATATGGCAAATACAACTTTTTCAGGTCCAGTTCGTTCAGAAAATGGATTCAAAAGTATAACAAAAAACAGCCTTGGAGTGGTAACAAGTGATATGTCACTTTCTACTTACAGCACATCAATTACTATTGCTGCCTCAGGCACAGATCACAAAGAAACATCAATCGGTATTCCATCAAACTTTATACCAATGGGTGTAGCGGTAACTGTTACAAGTGCTGCTGCAAACGCAGTCAACTTAGTTGATATTGGCACAGAAGCGGATGACGATGGTTTCGTTGATGGTATTACTGCTGCAATAAACAGCACGGGATTCAAAGGATTTTTTCCTTGCAACGGAGTTCTTGGTATGTCAGGTGGAGCAACTACTGCTGCAACTGAAACAGCTGATGAAGTTCAAGTTGTGGTATCCGGAACTGCTGGCGCAGGTGGTGTTGTAGCTCTTAAGTTTTTTGGTATATCATCTGATTCACCAACTACTTAATAGGAGAAAAATATGAACTCTGATGTAGGTGCAAAAACATTAACAGCAACAGGCACAGTACAATCTGGGAGAACTAGACTATTATCTATTTATTATGTAGGAGCTTCCTCTGCGGGAACTCTTACATTTAAAGATGGAGGAGCTAGTGGTACACAAAAACTTGTTATCACTACACCAGCAGGAAGTGCTGCTGACCAATATCAAATAGATATACCTCTTGACGGAATAGTGTTTAAAACAGATATGCATTTGACAATTGCAAATGTCACATCTGTAACTGTTTTTGTTACACCAGTAACTGCTGATACTGACAATGGATAGTTATTATGACGATCTTGACTTGCTTGGTCTCAAAGAGGGGGGTATGCCTCCTCGTAATAAAAAGTATTACAGATCCACAAAATCAGGAGCTGGAATGACTGAAGCTGGGGTGAAAGCGTATAGACGCAAAAACCCTGGCTCCAAGTTAAAAACAGCTGTAACTGGTAAAGTAAAAAAAGGTAGCAAAGCTGCCAAACGAAGAAAGTCTTACTGTTCTAGAAGTGCAGGGCAGGCAAGAATGCATAATATTAATTGTAGAAAAACGCCAAACAAAAGAATTTGTCAGGCGAGAAGGAGATGGAAATGTTAGAAAAATGGGAAATGATAAAAAACTTGTATTCAAGTAATAAAGATAGTATTGTAATTGGATTATGCGTATTGTTACTCCTATCTTGGATGTTTTAGTTTTTGCCTTACTAGGTATTGGAACTTTTGTATTTATTTCAATCTGGAGTCTTTGGATGCTATTTAGTTTGCCAATAGATACATTTTACGATGCAATTATCAAAAAATTTTACTCTTAGTGAACTCACAAAATCACAAACTGCTACAAGACTTGGTATTGAAAATAAACCAAGCTCACAAGAAACATTACATTTAAAAAACCTTTGTGAAAATATTTTACAAAAGGTGAGAGATAGGTTTAACGAACCTGTTATTATCAATTCTGGTTACAGATCAATCAAACTATGTCAAGCAATTGGTAGCTCAAGTAAATCACAACACGCAAAGGGTCAAGCAGCTGATATCGAAGTTGTTAACTTAGATAATAAAAAGGTTGCAGAGTGGATAAAAAATAATCTAGAATATGACCAGTTAATATTAGAATTTTACAAAGAGTCTGAGGGACCAAGAAGTGGTTGGATACACGTCTCTTATGTAAGTGATAAACCAAGGAGACAAGCATTGTTAGCTGATAAAGATAAGGATAACAAAACGAGGTATATGCCGTGGCTATAGGACGAGGTAATATGCGACAACAAATTGAGAAACCACCTCAAAAACCAAAATATAGAAAAGTCGCTAGAAAAAAGAAAAAGTGAAAAAAATAGAAATTATGCCCTCATACATATATGAGTATGATATGCCTGAGGACTTAACAAAACAAGCTTTAAAACTTGCGGAAAACATTCAATACAAACCGACAACAGCTAGACCAAATCAAAGTTCTTTACAAATGGATGTAGACAAACATCTACCAAAGGCTACCAAAATAGTAATGGATAAGATGTATGAAATTGTAAAAGAAAACAATTTCTCAATAAAAAAACTTAAAGTAGTAAATGCTCACGCAAATAAGACAAGATGTGGGGAATACCATACTCCTCATAATCACGACAATACAGTATTTAGTTGTATATGGTATTTGAACACTTGTGAATGCGATACTTTGTTTTACAGATTAAATGATTGGATGGATCAATGGGTAAATATCTATCCTCAACGAATTAAGGGTGGTGGTATGGGAGGCACTTGGGTGCTTAAATATCTTGATTGGTGTGATGAGGAGGGAGAAAATATTGTTAAGGATTTCAAACCTTTTGTAATACATAAACAACCTAGCACTGCAGGTAAGTTAATAATTTTTCCTGCTAAGATGTTACACCTGACAAATAAAAATAAAAGTTTGCATTCAAGGTATACAATAACCTATAATGTATTTCCAACAGAGTTTGGTCAATCGACGATGACTGTCAAATGATTTTTTTTATATCTTATCCTAAATCTGGTAGAACCTGGTGTCGTTACATTCTTTATGAGTATGCCAAACGATCCAAAACAATAAGAAAAAATTTAATATTTAGTCACATTACATTCGGCAATTCACCAGAAGCTGAAGACGAAGGTAAAAAATGGTTAGAAAAAGGCACAACTAGAATACTTCTAAAAAGAAATGATTTAGATGTACTAGTATCTTTATATCACGATCAAATAAAAAGAGTTCCTGGTGTAGCAGAAAAATACAAAACGATTGATGAGTTTGTTTTAGATAAAGCAAAGCATCTTGACGAATTTACAAGGCAATCAAGACAACTGAAATACAAATATGAACTTTCTTATGAACTTATGCTTAGAAACCCTTATACAGCATTCTGGCCTGCAATGAAAATAGTGTTTGGAGATGTCGATATTGAGAAGTACAAAGAAGCAATTGAGTTTTGTCAGTTTGACAATTTATATAAATTAGAAAGAGAAGGTAAAGTAAATTTACAAGGTAGAGGTTTAATTTATAAAACAAGAAAAGGTAAAGTAGGTAGTTTTAAAGAAGAGTTAAAGCCAGAAACCATTGAGATGTTGAGGAATAGACATAGCCTAGTTAACGATGTATAATATCTATTTATATATAAAGGATTTATTATGACAAAATTATGCCCAAGAGGGAAAGCAGCAGCAAAAAGAAAATTTAAGGTATACCCAAGTGCTTATGCAAATGCATATGCATCAAAAATTTGTGCAGGTAAAATAAAAGACCCAAGTGGCACAAAAAGAAAAGATTTCAAAGGACCTAAACCAGCTAAAAAAGGTGCGATGATAAAAGCAAATGAAGGTAAAGATATTAGACAAACACCTTCTCAAAAAATTTCAGAAGCATTAAAAAGACCTGTAGGACCAAATGAAAAAATAGGTGATATCACAAAAGAGTTAAAACGCAAAAACGTCAAAGTTGATGGAACTTTACAAAAAGGGACAGTTAAACCTGGTAAAGTTGCACCTGGAAAATTTGATCTAGGCACATTAGGTAAGCCTGTGGACACTTCAAAATTTTTAGAAAGAAGAGCTAATCTTTCAAACAAAGCTGCTTTGGCTAAAAAACTTAAAGATGCATATGATAAAGTACCTTCCCCTGTAAAAAGAAAAGTAGGGTTGGGTGTACTTGGAACTACAGGTGTGATAGGAGCAGGAATCGCTGGAGCTGTATCGCTTTATGAATTAGGCAAAGCTGGTGTGGAAAGTGGTAAAAGAGTTCATACAGCTTATAAGGCAGGTAAGTATAGAGATGAAAAAAAACCAACGGCTACTTTTCAAAAAAGAAGCAAAAAGAAAGAACAAATAAGAGATCAAAAGTCAGAAAAGTTTTTGGCGGGCAAAGGTTTTAATTATGGTGGTCAGGTTGGTGGTCACGAAGTTATGGGTTCACCAATATCGGTAGATGTTGATGACGACAATCTTTCAAATTCATCAGCTATGGCTTATTACAAAGATTTAACATAATGGGTTTAAAAAAGTGGTTTTCCGAAAAGTGGGTTGATATTGGCTCACCTAAAAAGGGAGGAGGCTACAAAGAGTGTGGTCGTAAAAGTGCCAAAAGCTCAAAAAGAAAATACCCAAAATGTGTACCACAAGCTAAAGCTAATAGAATGTCAGACTCGCAAAAGAGAAGTGCGGTAAAAAGAAAAAGATCAAAAGCGCAAGGGGTTGGTGGTAAGCCTACCAATGTCAAAACCTTTGCTTCTAAGGGGATGTTGATTCAAACCTATTATAACGATATACTATGACTATGAAAAAAGATAAAAAAAGCTCATTCGGTATGTTGTCTGTCAAGGCAGGCATTGATAATAATCCAAACCCAACAAAAGCTGACAAGATTGCTGGCGCAAAAATGAAAGCAAAAAAAGCAAAAAAAGGTAAGATGTTTAGAAATGGCGGTAATGTTCTTGTGCCTTTTATTGATTACAAAAGTATAGCTGGTATGGGTAGAAAAAAACCTAAAAATAAAAAAGAAGAAATAAAAGAAAAAAATAAAAAAGTTTCAGCTATTGTACCAAAACCAAAACCATACACATCAAAAAAAATTACATCAGAACCTAAATCATCCATAGCTTCATTAGTAGCAGCTAACCCTCGTAAAGGTTTTGATCAAGATGACGAAGCTGCGCTTAGTGCAGAATTAACAAGACGAGGAGATGCAAGAAATACTAAACCAGGTACTCAACCTAGAACCACAGGTGCTGGTGACACTAGCTCAATTATGAAAAGAACGACTAAATTATCTCCAGGACAAATAGAAAGACAAAGAAAACGTAGAAGCAGAGCACAAGTCGCTGACTTTTTTAGTGGATTACTTGATGCTATTAAACCTACGAATATTCCACCCATCTATGAAAATATTGCTGCACCATACAAAAGAAACAAAGGCGGACCATTAGGTGTTAAATTAGCAAAAGGTGGTTT